TTCGGGTCTCCTCTAGATACTAACAGCTTATAAACTGCGTATCTGTACCGATGATAGTGCTGACTTAGAACATCAGCGTAATGCACAGCTAAGTGCACCTATTTTAGGTATGGAGGTATCTTCTGTGACACAGGATCATGCTTGAAGCGATCTTGTGCCTTGGACCTTAATTGGTCTCTTCTTCTCTTTTCCGGTAACTTAAGTTCGTCACTTAACATCCGGGTAGAGATTATCTATGAGGTTATTATGAAACTCGTTCCGTACCCCAGGATTGCTTATGCAAGAGTATCGAATCGTCATAAGAAGATTCGTGTCCCTCGCATACCTGGAGTTCGGTCTGTTAATATTGTTGAGCCTACCGGATATCGTGTTACTACTGAGTCCTCGTATTCTGATACGGGGAGCAGTGGTGGCACGCATTCTAGTTCTGGCTTCCGTGTTATTGGAACTTCGTTCCGTAACGGTAGCCAAAATCCTCATTGGAAAGATCAGTGTCGCCTTGGTGCCAACGCTACGACTCCTTTGTCGTTCGCTGACTACTCTGGTGAATTTGATCGTTCCTTTTGGACTGCTTACAGTATTGGAGTTTCTAGACGTCAGTCTAATAATAGTGTATCGCGTGTTTGGTCGTACGGAGTTTCTAGTTTTCTAGACTACGGACTTCCTAACACTAACTCTGCACCTACCTCCGTGATAACCGATGTACATAACCACTGCATACGAAAGTTCATCGATGCTGTGTCTGCTGCTCAGTCCAGTGAAAATCTCACTGGCCGTAGTATCAAGCACTTTAAGCATGATGTTCATAGTACGCTTCATCCAATGGCTGGTATTCAATCGAAGATTTCTAGCTACCTAACGTCACTAGAGAAAGTGTCGTATGGTAAGCTAAAAGGTCCTTCGTTATATTCAACCATAACTCAAGCTTACCTCGAGTTTAAATTTGGTGTTGAACCTTTTGTAAATGATATATCTGACATTGTGTCCGATATGGTCATTAGGGACAGAAAGAGAAATCCTTCTGAGCCTGTTACAGCTCGTTCTCATCAAATTTATCACGGCCAAACTTTCCGTGGCGCCTATACAGGCGATTCTGGATTTATGGTCGCATTTAGTCCGTTCTGGAATGGTAAAGTTACATCTACCTATTCTGAACAGATGAGAGGTGCTTGTCGCACTGGGATTAATGATGATGGCAAGTTAGGTCTAGTCCAGGATAACAAGTTGTTACCTAAAGACTGGGCCCCAACAGCTTTCTCCATTCTTCCTTATGCGTGGATGGTCAATTACTTCACTAATATTAGGGATATAATTGATGCAGCTTCTTTGCGTTATTCGGATCTCGTTTGGGCCTGCTCTTCTACTAGGGATATTACTGTTACCGATATCGGTAACATTTTTCTTAATAGCCCTAATCTAGATGCTGGGGTCTTTGGCGTGTATACGAATTATGCAACTGAAAGCTTCGGTGGTAACGCTACCTTCTCTGTTAAGACTGGGAACCGTTTCATCCTATCTCCCGCGCAGTTAGTGCCGTCGTTCGTTTTTACGATACCGACTTCATCAACCCCGTGGGTTAATATGATGGCAGCGTTCTCTCCCAAGATTTTCAAGATCGTAGGTAATCTCTTCTCATAGACCCTTGGAGTAAATTCTATGTCTTTCTCCCTGACATCTCCCATTACAGGCGGTGCCGAAACGGGGTTTGTAACTCCCGCGTATGTCATTGCGGTCGATACTGCTCCTTCCCAAACGGGAAAACAGTATGCTGTGTCCAGTCTTACTGGTACACAGGCTGGTGTTGATTCTGCATCTTCACCAACACGTCCGTTCACTATCACTCTTAGCCGGCCTCCTGTCCTTCGACAGTTACCAGCTTTGAATGCAGTGACTGGCATACTCGGAAACGTACCGAAGAACGTTTACAAGGTACTGGTTCGTAAAGGTGTCACTGTCCTATCAGGTCAGGTACCTCAAATCGCAACTGCGAATCTTGAGATATCTGTTCCTGCAGGATCTGACATCAACGATCCAGCCAATGTACGCGCTATGCTGAGCTTATTGGTCGGAGCTATTAATAGTATCTCCGCATCAATCGGTGATACCTGTGTCACCGGGGTCATTTGATCCTGGTGATAAAGTATCTGTCAGCTTCTTCGTCGTGCTCTTAAGATTTTTACAAGTCTTAATTTCACGACTTCTGAGGAAGTAGATAGTAATATCTATGCCTCCTCTCTAAGTACGTTTCTAGGAGTACCTCATGGGCATTAGTCCTGACGTTCTTTTTAGAGCTGTTTGCTCTGATGTGTCTGTAGAGGCCTTCGACCCATATGGGTTGATCCCTCGTGCAGATATGACTTATCGTGCATTTGCGTCGTCTTACCTAGCATCATCTATTATCCGTAAATGGATTCCAGCTGATACCAAGGAAGCTGATTCTTGTGCCCTTAAGTCCTTTACATCGGCTAATACCCGTTGTAGAGAATGGAAGATACCTCAGCCTGAATGGGAAGTTGATCTTGAAGTCTATGGAGAAATCCGTAGAATTCTTGATAACTTCTTTCACCCAGGTGGTATGCCTTTGATCTCGTCTCTTTATGACCTTAATATGGTCGCGAGACCTGGTCCTGGTGCTGCAGTTGGCGCCAAAGGTACTTCGTATTATACGAAGTTCTTTGACTCCCGCTTGACTTCCACTTCAGCGTACTTATACGAAATGTATAGGCACTATTGCGAGAGGATACCCTCTCTTTCAGATGCGGAATGCCAACGCTACGAAAGTTTCGGTAGTCCTTCCATAGTGAGCGGTAGTAGATGCAGTTTCGTTCCTAAAACGGCTAGCACTAGTCGAATGATATGTGTTGAACCTATTCTGAATTCTTATTATCAGTTAGGCTTAGCATCCTTACTAGAGACTCGCCTGAGAGAATTCTTTGGAATTAATCTCAGTATACAGCCTCTAGTGAATCATCGACTGGCAAGAGCTGGGTCTATAGATGGTAGTTTAGCTACCATAGACCTTAGCTCTGCTTCTGATTCAATATCATTAGGCCTTTGTGAATGGATCTTGCCTGGATGGTTTTTCGAAACCCTCCTTGCACTCCGTTCACGAACCACTTTGATAGATGGTCAGGAGCATGCTCTCTATATGATGAGTACAATGGGTAACGGTTTTACGTTTCCACTGCAAACAATCATATTCAGTGCTGTCTTACAAGCAGTCTCTAGTATCTTTAATACTAGAGGTGGTTCTACCTGGTCTTGCTTTGGCGATGATCTTATCTGTCATAGTAAACACTATAATAGAGTAGTTCATTACTTAGGTAAGTTAGGTTTTACCATTAATGCTTCTAAGTCCTTTCACGAAGGACCGTTTCGAGAATCTTGCGGGGCTGACTGGTTTAATGGTCAGCCTGTGAGGCCTGTTTTCATTAGAAAACTGGATTCTCAGCAGGATATTCTCGTTGCTATCAACCAACTAAACGAATGGAGTTCTTATACCGGTATTGCTTTGAGCAATACTATTTCATATTTATTTCGGCATTTAGATGACAGGCATAAAAACCCTGTCCCTTTTGCTGAGAATATGGATTCAGGTATTCGAGTTCCACTTGCTCTTTGTAGCCCATCGTACAATGCGAATGGTAGCTTCAAGTACAAAGCTTGGAGCCGCCGTCCTAGTCGTATGATGATCTATAATGGGGTGGTCCATCCACCCGGAAGGTTGAGGGATTCTGCAGTTAACCCTAACGGGCTTATCTGTAGTTTCCTTTGGGGTGAACTAGTTGCTATACCTAAAGGTATATTAGCTAGTCCCTTTAGCAAGTTGGATGCTGATTATATCATGGTCAGGCATGACCGTAAGATATATCAGCGGAAACCACGTATCATTCCCTATTGGGATTTGATACCTACTGAGAGCCTATCTAATGGATATAGACTCTCTTGGCAGCAGTTTGAATCTGCTGTGTTGAGTAATATGTATGGCCTTTGCGGCTATACTCTCTGATTCTTCAGAGCCAAGTTAC